TCTGGTGAAAAATACTTTATAAAATCTAATATTGGTTGGCCAACATTATTGTCAGGTTCACTCACAAATACAGGTTCTGTAACATTTAATAGCACATTAAGCGTTGCTAGTACAGCTACAGTGTCAGGTGATATTATTATAGGTAAAGCCGCATCGTCAGCATCATCAGGTAGTAAATCATTAACATTTAAAGGTGTTGATGACAACGGAGCTGAAATAGTAGCAGCTAAAATACTTACTGTAGACAGTGCTAATAATCCAAAAGGTCAAGATTTAAACATACAGGTTGCAGCTGATGATAGCACGCTATATACAGCAATGCAAATAAATTCAACTGGATTTATTGGTATAGGTATAACAGGTGGTAGTATTAATAATAATTTACATTTACCTGATAATTATAGTTTAGGTTTAGGTACTAGTGGTGATTTAGCTTTATTACATAACGGAACTAAAAGCACAATAACAAACAATGCTGGTGATTTAGAAATTACACAAAACACAAATGATGGAGACGTGTTATTTAAATGTGATAATGGAAGTGGCGGTACAACAGATTATATACAGTTAGATGGCGGTGAAGTATCAATAAAAATGTTAACACAAAAAGTAATAATGTCTAATTTACCTACGTCAAACCCAAACAACGCAGGTCAATTATACAATGATAGCGGAACGTTAAAAGTTTCTGCAGGATAATAAATAATAAAAAATAAAATGGCAAGAATACAAACATACGCTACAGATTCAAGTATATCAGGATCAGAAAAATTACTCGGAACAGACGCGGGAACAACTAAGTTGTTTTCACTAACTGATCTTAGATCATACTTTACAACTAATACTTCAGCTGGTACTACGTTTACAGGTAATATAGTACCCGACACAGACGACGCATACGATATAGGTTCGTCATCAGCACAATGGCAAGATTTATATATTGACGGTATTGCTTATATAGATCAAATAGGTACTGATGCAGATCCAACTGCAGCTGCTTATATATCCGGCGGTGAAATAGATGGTGTAGCTATTGGTAGCGAATCTGCATCAACTGGTGCGTTTACAACAATTACATCTTCAGGTCTTGCTAACTTTAACTCATTACAAATAAACGGAGCCGCATTATCAATTAATACACTAAGCGATGCTCTTGTAGAAAACAACTCTATATTTTTAGGTAACGATCCTAGCTCTACTACAAGCACAGCTTCAAACAACATAGGTATAGGTGTTACAGCTTTAGATGCTATTACCACAGGTGATGATAGTGTTGGTATTGGACAAGGTGCTTTATCAGCATTAACAACTGGTGGTTTAAACGTGGCTATAGGTAGTGATGCTATGGCTTCAAATGTTGATGGTAGTTCTTCAATAGCAATTGGACATAGATCATTAACATCACATGATCCAAGCGGTGCTGCTGAAACTAAAAACATAGGTGTTGGACCTTATTCATTATTTAGTCTAACAACAGGTACTGATAATGTAGCTATTGGTTATCAATCATTATACAGTGAAGATACTGGTCAATACAATGTTGCTATAGGAACAAAATCTTTATATAATCAAAACGGACTTGGTAAAAATACAGCTGTAGGATTTGAAGCAGGAACAGCTATTACTACAGGTACAGAAAATGTTTTTATAGGTTATGAAGCAGCAGAATCTGTAACAAGCGGTTTAAAAAACGTGGTTGTAGGTGCTCAAGCACTTCAAACAAACATAGACGGCGATGGTGTTGTTGCTGTTGGTTATAGAGCATTAAAAACTTTAGAACCAGCTGATGGATTTGCGCATAATGTTGCTGTAGGGCATGAGTCTGGTGAATCAGCAACAACTTCAACTTACGGAACGTTTGTAGGTTCGCAAACAGGTAAAGCAATTACAACGGGTACTTATAATGTTGCTTTAGGTGCACAAGCAATGTTTTCAACAGATGTTGGTCAATACAACACAGCATTAGGCGCGCAAGCTTTATATTCAAATGTTGATGGTAGCTTAAGCACAGCTGTTGGTTATAGAGCGTTATATGCTCAAGATCCAGCAAGTGCTGTAGATTTATTTAACGTTGCTGTTGGTGCTAATGCAGGGCTTGCTACAACAATAGGACAATACAATACATTTATTGGTGGTGAAGCAGGTAAAACTAATATCGATGGTAATGCAGGTGTTGCAGTTGGTTATAAAGCATTATTCGCACAAGAACCTGCATCTAACATTGACACAGATAATACAGCTGTAGGATTTGAAGCAGGTGTTGCGGTAAGCACTGGTATTAGAAATACATTAATAGGTAATAATACAGCTGCTGCCCTTACAACAGGTAATAGCAATATAGTTATTGGTAGCGCAGCAAATGTTTCTGGTAGTGGCGCAGATAATCAAGTAGTGATAGGTTATAATGCAACTAGCATTAGTAACAACTCAGTACAATTAGGTAATGCAGATACTACTGTTTGGCATCCAGCAGATGATAATGGCGTAGATTTAGGTAGCCAATCATATTCATTTAAAGACGCGTATATACAAGGTAGTTTAAAAATAGGGGATACATCTGGTAGCACGTATTTTGAGTTTCCAACTACAACAGGTAGTGCTGGTCAAATATTAAAAGTGCCATCTTCTGGCAATGTGTTAGAGTGGGGTACTGGTACAGGTATTCCTCATTATTTAAAAAATAACACTTTATTAGTAGGTCATTCTACAGCTCCTAGTGGAGTAGCTGAATTAAATGTTGCTCTTGGTGAAACTGCTTTAGATAGTTTAACTACTGGTGGTAAAAATATTGCTATAGGTTATAATGCAGGTACAGCTGTAACTGAAGGCGCTGGTAACGTATTAATAGGTAATGATGTTGGTAAAGCTATTACAACTGGTGGTGGTCATGTTGCTATTGGTAGAGCAGCGCTTGCTACAGAAGATACGTCGACTAGTGGAAGTGTAGCTATTGGTGATGAAGTACTACATGTTCAAGACGGAGGTTTATTTAATGTAGGTGTTGGAAGTATATGTTTAAGAAATGTAACATCAGGAGATTATAATATAGCTATAGGCGCGTATGCCGCTAATGCTTTAGCTACAGGTAATAATAATATTGCAATAGGTTTTGAAGCTTTAGATGCTGAAGATGCAGCGAGTAATAATACAGCGATAGGACATAAAGCTCTTAACGTTCAAGACGGTGGTGATGCTAATGTTGCTTTAGGTTATCAAGCTGGTATACTAGTAAGTACAGGTGATCACAACACGTTAATTGGTAGTGAAGCTGGTAACACAATAACAACTGGTAGCGAAAATGTTGTAATAGGTAGAAGAGCCGGTGTTTCTGGAGCCACTAATAATAATGAAATTGTAATAGGTCATGGCGCTTCTGGTCAAGGTGCTAATAAAACAGTTATTGGTAACAGTGATACAGTTGGAGCGCATATACTAGGCCTTAGAACACCTGTTACAGCGATTACTGCTGATACAAGTTTAACAGCTAATGACTCAGGTGAAACGTTTGTATTTAATGATACAGCTGCGACATTTACTTTACCAGACTCTGGCGCTGGTGATTTAACTGGTGTATATTTTAACTTTATAGTATTAGATGATACTGCTGGAACAAAAAGAATACAGTGTGCAGATTCTACAAACGAAGATTTAATTGGATCTGTATTAACTGTAGATACAGACTCTTCTGATGCTAATGCTTCTTTTGCAAGTCAAGTAGCAGATGAGTTTCATCAAATAACATTTAACGGTACTACTACTGGTAGAGCTGGTAGTAAAGTAACTGTAACAAATATAGCGGCTGATAAATGGCATGTTGAAGGTACATTATTATGTACTGGTAATCCTGCTACGCCGTTCTCATAAATATATATATATTAACATTTAAAATTAGAAATTATGCCTGGAAAAATGGGACAGTACAAAAGCAATAGAAAGCCAATGAATGTTCATAAAAAAAAGAAAGCTGTAAAAAAGCCTAAAGATGGACACAAAGGTGGTAAAAAACAAATGATGCAGTACGGTAAGAAAATGATGGAGTTTGGTAAGAAGATGATGCAGTACGGTAAAAAAATGTAAATGGCTTTTAAAATGAAGACAATAGCACAGCTGCTTGGTTTAAGTGAAAAGCACTCTAAGCCAAGCTCTGTTGTTTTTGAAAAAAACCTACCAAAAAATGTGCTAGGTGAAATAGACATGAATGGTGTAATAACTATTGATGGTAGAATGACAGAAAAACAAAAAGCTAGTACTGTTGCTCATGAAAGAGGTCATTTAAAACAAATTAGAACTGGTGTTTTACGTTTTGATACTAATAACTATTATTATAAACCAAAACTAAGTGGTAAAACTATTGTTATACCTAATAACCAAATAGATCCTAGAAGAAGAGATCTACCTTGGGAAGCATCACTTAAAAGAAAAAAGAAATGAAAGCACATAAAATGTATTGTAAAGATGGTTCAGTTCACAATGTTACATCTTTTAAAAAACATAAAGCACTCATGAAAAAAGGGTGTGGACATAAAAAAATTAAAAGTGCCAAGAAGTAACGAGCCAAGGCGTACGACTAAAGGTAAAGGTCGTAACTTTCGCACTGTAAAAGAAGGTGCAGGTATGACTAAAAAGGGTGTAGCCGAATATAGACGTAAAAACCCTGGTAGTAAATTAAAAACTGCAGTTACAGGTAAAGTAAAACCTGGTAGCAAAGATGCTAAAAGACGTAAATCATTTTGCGCTAGATCAAGAAACTGGAAAAGTAAAAGAGGTTTAGCTGCAAGACGTAGATGGAAATGTTAAATAATAAATATGAAATCAAGAGGATTAGGAGATAGTATACATAAATTCACTAAAGCAACCGGTATTAAACGAATGGTTGATACTGTATCGCAAGGTTTAAATATACCTTGTGGTTGTGAAGGTAGACGCGAAGCAATGAATATGATGTTTCCATACTCTCGTAAAAACAACAAGTAATGGCTGATAAAAAATTAACACCTGCTCAAATGAAAATAGCCAAAATGGCAGAACCATTTGATGCTATAACTGGCGCTGATTTTGCAGCGTTAAGAAGTAAAAGAGATAATAAAGGAGAACCTAAAAAACCTATGAAGTTTCATTGCAAAGCAGGTAAAAGAAAATATAAAAAATAATGGGTAAAATTAGCGGACCGTGCAAAGCAGCGGCAAAAAGAAAATTTAAAGTATGGCCTAGCGCTTATGCTTCTGGCTGGGGCGTGAGATGTACTAAGGCTGGCGGACCTAGTAAAATGGGTAGGTCAAAAAAGAAATAACAATGAAAAAAGGTAAGAAAAAAGGTAGATGCTGGCCAGGTTATGCGCCTGTAAAAGGTAAAAAACCTTTTTCACCTGGTAGTTGTAGAAAAATTAAAAAGTAATGGCTAAAGCATATAGAGGGGTTTTAAAAGCTAGAATAAATAAACTATATGGTGGTGATGTTACTTGTGGTAAAGTTAAAAAGCTAAAGTCACGTAGAGATGCTACAAAACGAGACGTACAGTTAGCTAACTGGTTTATTAACATGCAAAATTGCGGACATGGCGGATCCAAAAAAGGGAACAGGTAAAAAACCAAAAGGTTCTAGTAGAAGATTATATACTGACGAAAATCCAAAAGATACAGTCAAGATTAAATTTGCAACGCCAGCTGATGCTAGAGCAACATGTGCTAAAGTAAAAAGAATTAATAAACCTTATGCTCGTAAAATACAAATATTAACTGTAGTAGAGCAAAGATCTAAAGTTGCTGGTAAAAAACAACAAGCAGCTATAGCTAAAAAATGTAAAATGGCAATACGTAGAAAACATGGCAAAGCATAAACGTCCTGAGTGGAAAGATAGTAAATACGCTGATGCTAAGGGTAAATTCAAGAGTTTATCCTGTGATAAATTAGCTAGCTGGCTAATTAAAAGTAGAAAAGGTAATAAGCGAGCAATTATCGGCAGCTTAAACCAACAAGTTGTCTTTAATAGAAAACGTAATCCTAGCTATGCTAAAAAAATGGTATGTGCTAGAAATAAAGTAAGCAAAAGATTAGGAAATGCCAAGAAGTAAAGTAAAGGGTGGTGGCACCAAGAAAGTTTGTTTACCATACAATAAATATAAAAGTATGAGCAAAGCTGAAAGGCAAAAAGTAATACGTGCTAAACGTAAAGCTGCTGCTCAAGGAAAATATAAAAGAGCTAGTTCGTCTAATGTAAAAGGTGCTCGTAAAAAAGGTGCTACATTACGTGACTGGTTTCAGAAGGAGCGCTGGGTTAATATTGCTACAGGCAAGCCTTGCGGAGAAAAATAACCGGCCCGGTTAAGGGCAAAACCAAATGTTTAATTAAAACCAAAACCAATGACATTTTTTTATTCGACTAAAACGTGGAATAGTCAACCACAAATTTCCAAAGAAACCGTTGAATTTTGGAAGCATTTAGCTGACAAAACAAACTGGAGAATAACCCAGTTACCAAATGGTTTTTACCAAACCGAGTACCAACATCCTGAGGAAGAAGATACTTGGATTGATGTAACCAGAAGAGAAACAGTTGATGGCGCTGAAGCTGCTATTGACGGATCAGTTGATCACTACGGTAAAAAAGTAGAGTTTCTTAATGGTCCTAAAGTTGTTAAAACTTTTAAATAACATTAACTAAATTAAATTAAATTAAATGCAAAATCCACAAGACATTGTGAAGACTTTAACATTTGGTAGTAATGCCAAAGAAAAAGTCTTTGCAGGTATAGAAAAACTCACAAATGCTGTTAGCTCCACACTTGGAGCTAGCGGTAAATGTGTGATATTAGAAGATTTTATGGGTAGACCCATGATTACAAAAGACGGTGTAACTGTTGCTAACTCTGTTAATTTAAGAGAACCTGTAGAAAATATAGGTGCTGTATTAATTAAAGAAGCAGCTAGAAAAACAGTTGGTGAAGCTGGTGATGGAACTACAACTGCTACAGTATTAGCTCACGCTATATTAAGTGAAGCTTATAAAAATAAAGGTAGTGATAGTTTGAGAAGTATAAAACAAGATATACAACAAGCTTGTAATAAAACCGTTGAATATTTAGAAAATATATCAGTGCCAGTTGAAAATGATATGATAGATCAAGTAGCTACAATATCATCAAACAATGATGAAAGTTTAGGCAAAGTAATTGGTGAAGCTTTTAAACAAGTTGGTAAAAATGGCACTGTAATGATGGACCCTGATACTAAATCAGAAGATACTACAGTTGAGTTAGTTTCTGGTTCACAAATAAATCAAGGATTTGCTAATGCAAACTTTGTAACAGACACAGGTAAACAAACTGTTACACTAGAAAAGCCTTTAGTTTTATTAGTTAGTTCACCAATAGCATCGGTAAGAAAAATACAAACTGTATTAGAATACGCTGTTAAACAAGGTAGGTCAATACTAATAATAGGTGAGTTAGAAAAACAACCAATGGCTGCATTAGTAATGAATAAAATAAAAGGTAATATAAAAGCTAGTGTCATAGCTCCACCTGGTTTTAGCTTTTGGAAAAAAGATTTTTTAGATGACATTGCCGCTGTTACAGGCGCAACACATATAAGTGAAGAGTATGGTGATGATGTAGATTTAATTACACCTGATATGTTAGGTGAATGTGAAAGATGTGTATCTGACAATAAATCAACAGTTTTAAAAGTTGCTGAAATACCTGAAGAAGCTAAAGAAAGAATAAAAGCTATAGAAGATCAAATTAAAACACTTGATCCTAGTTTAAGAACACAAAAGCTAGAAGAACGTTTAGCTATATTATCTGGTAACGTAGCAGTTATATCAATAGGTGCAAACTCAGATGTAGAGTTTAAAGAAAAAAAAGATAGAGTTGATGATGCGATACACGCTACAAAAGCCGCGGTAAAAGAAGGTATAGTTCCAGGCGGTGGTGTAGCTTTATTAAACGCTGCTAATAATATTAAAGAAAAAACAGAAGGTACTAATATATTTACAGAAGCAATAAAGTATCCATATAAAACAATACTTAAAAATGCTGGGCTGGAATATGTACCTCAAAAAGGTAAAGGCAAAGGTATAAACGTTATAACTGGTAAAACAGTTAACATGATTAATGAAGGTATTATTGATCCTTTACTTGTAACTAAAAGTGCATTAAAAAATGCAGTATCTGTTGCTACTACTATATTATCAACTGATTGTGTAATTAGTAATATGAGAGAAGAATGAAGGCAGTAGGTAATTATTTAGTTATAGAAGAAGTAAAACAAAAACCAACTAAAACAAAAGGTGGTTTACTTCTTACAGATAAAATAAAAGAAGACATAAGATATAGACAGGGTGTTGTGAAAAGCGTTGGTAGTTTAGTTCAAGGCGTTAAAGCTGATGACAATATATACTACGATAAACATGCTGGTTTTAATGTAGAAATAGATGAAAATATATTTCTTGTAATAAAACAGCAAGACGTTGTTATTGTCTTATGAGAAAATTAGAAGCCAAAGATCTTAGAAGCATAGGTTTGTTTAAGCATTATCGTATTATACGTAAATGGGCTTGTAAAACAAATAAGTTAAAAGATGCTGATCTCGAACTTCTAATTTACTTTGATTGTATGGAGCTGTTTACAAGAAAAGATTATATAGACGGAGTTTATACTTTTTCATGGGATAAAAATCGTTGGGAACGTTTAAGGCGTGATGGCTGGATAACTGTTTGGCGACAAAGAAACAACACAACTCAAAAATATACAATATATAAAACATCATTTAAATGTAGCCAACTTATTAGTAGGATATACAGGATGTTACTTGGTCAAGAAGATTTACCAACTAGTTTACGTAGAAATAAAATAATGGAAGGTAAATCATACTCTGACAAAGTTATGATAAAAGCAATAAACTTAGTTAACAAAGATAATAACAATTAAACAAACAAAAAATGGCATACGGAGATATAACAGGTAGTCCACACTCTTACAGAGCACCATCATTACCAGGTGTACAAACAGTTAGAAAAGCTGTAGTTTTAAAAGACGCGAGTACTATTGGTAGTGCTGCTATAAACTATTTAGATAATACAAAAGATTTAAATGAGCTTTCAACAGTTGAGCACACTGAAAGAGGTGCTGGTATTTATATTGGCACAGCTGGTAATATATGTGTTAACCTTTCTGGTCAAAAGAAAATAGTAGACAGTGGTGCTACATCAAGCGCTACAACAAACAAGTTAGTTGATTCTACACAAAACTTTACAAGTACAGTTCAAGTTAGAGATTTAGTAGTTAATACTACTGATGGTACAGTTGCTTTTGTAGGAGCTGTAGACAGTGATACTACACTTAGTTTAGTAGATGCTGCTAATAGTAATTCAGATATTATGGCTAGCGGTGAAGCATATGAAATACACAGACCAATAGTATTTCAAAATATAGCAGCTGGTTCTTTCTTACCAATTGAGGTTGACAGAGTATTTGCATTTGCAACTACTGCTGATGACATAATGGCTATATACTAGAGCATGGCTTTATTAGGTATAAAATCAAACATAGTATACAGTGAGCAGATAATCAATGCTGACACTAGAACAAACGCGTTTAATCTGCGCGCAGACTTTACTGAACTGAAAGCTGATTCAACTCTTTTCTCAGCTGATGCTAACCAAATGTAACACATAACACATGGCTAAACAATCTATAAACATAGGTACAAGTGCTAATGATGGAACTGGCTCTACGCTCAGGGAAGCATTTGACATTTGTAATGACAACTTCACGGAACTTTACGGTGGTACAACATCAGCCTTAGGATTTAAATCTGAAGGAACTAACTTCTCAGGATCACTTTTAATTGGTCATAGTACAACTGGAACTATTTCATCTGCGGAAAACAATACAGGTGTAGGTATAGGCGCATTAGACGCGTTAACTTCTGGTGACTCAAATGTTGCTATAGGAAATTTAGCTGGTAGCGCTATAACTGAAGGAGCAAGTAATATTTTAATAGGTAGAGCAGCTGGTGATGCTTTAACAACAGGTAATGGTAATGTCGCTATTGGTCATTTTGCGTTGAGCGCAGAAGATACGCATGGTAGAAATATAGGTATAGGTACTGAAACTTTAAAAGTACAAAACGCTGGGGCTCACGCATATAATATAGCTATTGGTTATCAAGCTGGTAAAGAAATTACAACAGGTATTAATAATACTATAATAGGTGGTTTAGCGGGTGACGCATTAACTACTGGCTCTAACAATATAGCTATTGGTAAATCTGCATTAAGCGCTGAAGATGGGCATGGTCATAATATAGCTATTGGTGCTAATGCTTTATCAGCTTTAAATGCAGGAACTGACTCGTATAATATAGCTATTGGTTCTTCTGCAGGTGGTTCATTATCTACTGGTATAGCTAATACAATTATGGGTGGTTTAGCAGGTGATGCTTTAACAACAGGTGACGCTAATATAGCTATAGGTCATTCAGCATTGTCAGCTGAAGATGAAGGTAATTCTTCTGTTGCTATAGGTTATCAAGCGTTGTTAAATCAAAACGTAGACGGTGAAGTTCATAATGTAGCTATTGGTAGAGCGGCTGGTAAAGAAATTACAACAGGTACAGAAAATACAATAATTGGTGGTCAAGCAGGAGACGCTATGACTATTGGTAATCAAAACGTAGCTATAGGTGCTTATTCTTTAAGTGCAAATGTAGCTGCTGATAGAAATGTAGCGGTTGGGCATTCAGCTCTAAGTAATATGACAAGCGCGACTACAACTGATAGCTATAATACTGCTGTAGGTTTTTATGCTGGACAAGCTATAACATCAGGTACACGAAATACATTAATTGGTGCATTAACAGGTGATGCATTAACTTCAGGATATTACAATACAGCTTTAGGGTTTCAAGCTCTTAGCGCATCTGTATCAGGAAGAAACGCTGTAGCAATAGGTTATCAAGCGTTAATGAACGAAAACTCAACAAACACTGAAACATATAACGTAGCAATAGGTTATACAGCGGGTGCACAAATTTCAACAGGTACACAAAATACTATTATTGGAGGTTTAGCAGGCGACGCTTTAACAACAGGTTCTGCTAATGTTGCAATTGGTTATCAAGCTTTAAGTTCAGAAGATGGCCATGGTAGAAACGTAGCTATTGGTAAAAGTGCTTTATTAAATCAAAACGCCGGCGATGAAGCTTATAATGTAGCAGTTGGTTATCAATCAGGATTATCTGTTACCACAGGTGTTCAAAACACAATTATAGGTGGTAATGCGGGTGATGCTTTAACTACAGGTGAAAAAAATATAGCGATAGGATATGCAGCTTTAGGTGCAGAAGATACTGGTTCTAGAAATGTTGCTATAGGTAATGCTTCTTTATTTTCCTTAGATTATGATGGTACTGGATATAATGTGGCTATAGGACATACTGCAGGTTACTCAATTACAACAGGTATATCAAACACTATCATAGGTGGACTAGCTGGAGATGCATTAACTACTAGTTCAAGAAACGTTGCGTTAGGATATTTAGCTTTGTCTACAGAGACTGGTAATGGTAGAAATGTAGCTATAGGTACTGAAGCTTTAAAAAATCAAGATATTGGTTCAAACGACGCTTATAATGTAGCTGTAGGTGATTCAGCAGGTGAATCAATTACAACAGGTACAAATAATACATTAATAGGTGGTTTATCGGGTGATCAATTAACTACAGGGACAGGTAATGTTGCAGTTGGATATAACGCATTAGGACTTGAAGACACAGGTGGAAGAAATGTTGCTGTCGGTTGGAACGCTCTTCGTAAATTAAACGTAGATTCAAACGCTTATAATATTGGTATTGGATTTATGGCTGGTGATGTAATGACAACAGGCGTAGAAAACGTAATAATAGGTGGTCTTGCAGGTGATGTTTTAACTACAGGTTCTAGAAATATAGCAATTGGGTTTCAAGCTTTGTCCGCAGAAGATGAACATGGACATAATGTTGCAATAGGATACTATGCTTTACGAGCACAAGATGCTGGCGCTGACGCGTATAATGTAGCAATTGGTAGTTCTGCTGGTGTAAGTATATCAACAGGTACTCAAAATGTTTTAATAGGTGGTTTTGCTGGTGATGCTTTGACTACGTGTACTAGAAACGTAGCGATAGGACATAGAGCTTTAAGTTCTGAAACAGGTGCTGGTCAAATAACAGCTATAGGACATGATGCTTTAAAAAATTATAATAAAGGTAGTGGTGATGGAAATGTTGTAGCAATAGGTTATCATGCGGCTCAAGCAATGACAACTGGTGGTGGTGTTATTATAGGTGCTTTAGCTGGTAATGCTTTAACTACAGGAACTAATAATGTTGTTATTGGACAAAATGCTTTAGGAAACGAAGATACAGGTAGTAAAAATATAGCTATTGGTGGTAATGCTTTAGAAAATTTAAATTACGATGGTGATGCTTATAATGTAGCTATTGGCCATAATGCTGGTAGACAGGTTACAACAGGTATTCAAAATACTTTGATAGGTGCTTTGGCTGGTGATGCATTAACAACAGGGTCTGATAATGTTGCTGTTGGTTTAAACGCGTTAACTGTTGAAGACACAGGTAGTAGAAACGTAGCTGTTGGTAAATCAGCTCTTGCTAATCAAAATTATGACGGTGAAGCTTATAATATTGCTATAGGTTACAACGCGGGTAATCAAGTTACATCAGCAATACAAAGTACTTTTATTGGAGGTTTAGCAGGTGACGCAGTTACTACAGGTTTAGCTAATACAGCTGTAGGCTACAACGCGTTGTCTGGAGAAGATGAGCATGGTTACAATACAGCAGTAGGACACGGCGCTTTAAAAGTACAAAATGCAGGCGCTAACGCATACAACGTTGCTGTTGGTGCTTCTGCTGGTTTATCTGTTACAACAGGTACTTATAATACTATTGTTGGTGGTTTAGCTGGCGATGCGTTAACTAGTGGTAATACAAACGTAGCTATAGGGTATCAAGCTTTAACAAGCGAAACACAAGGTGATAGAAGCGTAGCTATAGGTGTTAGCGCTTTAGAAGTTCAAAATAACACTAGTAATGCAGATATTTATAATGTAGCGGTTGGTTATCACGCTGGTAAACAAGTTACAACAGGTATTCAAAATACTTTGATAGGAGGTTTAGCAGGTGATGCAATTACTACGGGTTATCAAAATGTAGCTTTAGGATATAGAGCGCTTTCTACTGAAGATACTGGTAGGTCAAGTGTAGCAATAGGTAATGATGCTTTGTTAAATCAAAACTTTGATGGTAACGCTTATAATGTAGCGATAGGTGATTCAGCTGGTTTATCAATTACATCAGGTATTAGAAATAATATTATAGGTGCATTAGCTGGGGACGCGTTAACTAGTGGTGAAAGAAATACAGTAATGGGCCATGGGGCTTTAGGTGCTGAAACTCAAGGTGATAGAAGCACTGCAATAGGTTATAATGCGTTAAAAGATCAAAATGTTGGAGATAATAACGCTTATAATACAGCTGTTGGTTATCAAGCTGGTTTAAATGTTACTACAGGAACGCATAACACGCTAGTAGGAGGTTTAGCAGGTGAAAACTTAACTACTGGTATTAGAAATACATTTATGGGTTATTTAGCCGGGGCTGACACAAATATAGGTCAATTTAATACAGCTGTAGGTTATGACGCTCTTAGAAATAATATAGATGGAGACAGTAACGTAGCTATAGGACATAAAGCTCTTGAAGATTATGATGGAGCTGATGGTGAAGGTGGTAACGTAGCTGTAGGTACTAGTTCAGGATTAAATATAACAACTGGTCAATTTAATACTACATTAGGTCATCAAGCAGGTGATGCTTTAGATGCTGGTAATAATAATACAATTGTAGGTAGCAATGCTGATCCTGGGGGAGGTGGCCAAAGCAACTCAACTGTTATAGGTGCTGGAGCTACAGGTAATGGCAGTAATACAGTTACATTAGGTGATGGATCTATAAGTGGTTTACATTGTCAAGTAAGCAGCATATCTGCTCTATCAGATAAAAGAGATAAAACAAATATCGAAGATTCTCAATATGGTTTAAATATAATAGAAAATTTAAAACCTGTAACATTTGAGTGGAATCAAAGAGATGGTAATAGAAAAGGTTTAAAAGACGTAGGATTTATTGCGCAAGACTTGCAAGAAGTTGATGATAAATACACAAGATTAGTTGAGTCTAGTGATCCAGAAAAACTACAAGCTACATACGGTAGATTAATACCAATTTTAACAAAAGCAATACAAGAGTTAAGTGCAGAAGTAAAAGAATTAAAAAAACAAATAAATGGCTAAACAAACTATTAATATAGGAACCTCAGCTAATGACGGAACTGGATCTACGCTCAGAGCAGCATTTGATATATGTAATGACAATTTTACAGAGTTATATGACGGTACTGGTGGTTTATTACATAAAATAGAAGGTACAAACTTTACAGGTTCATTACTTGTTGGACATAGTACTACTGGTACATTATCTTCTGCAGAAAATAATACTGGTGTAGGTATAAATTCATTAAAATCATTAACTAGTGGTGATGCTAATATTGGTTTAGGCGGAAGAACAGGTTTTAATTTAACAACTGGTTCACGTAATATATTAGTTGGATATAGAGCTGGTGAAAATATAACCACTGGTAGTTTTAATGTAGCTATAGGTGATGAGGCTTTATTTACAGAAGATGAACATGGAAAAAGCATAGCTTTAGGATATCATGCTCTAAGAGCTCAAGACACTGGTAACGACGCGTTTAATATAGCTATAGGCCACACAGCAGGACAAGCAATTACAACTGGTAACAGACAAGTGTTAATTGGTGGTTTAGCAGCGGTTAGTACAACTACAGGTGCTAGAAATATAGCTATAGGTTATAGATCTTTAAATACTAATGTTGACGGTTTTGGAGCTACTGCTTTAGGATATGAAGCTTTACTTGCTCAGGAACCTTCTGGTCAACAATATACTTATAACGTAGCTATAGGA